TTAAAGGACCGCTACTTGGAAGTGGTGCCATTACTTGATTTTGTTTTCAAGCTCCTCAACACGAGCAGCGAGCTCCTTGTTTGCTTCAATCAAGAGCGCAATCATCTTCTCGTAGCGTACCGATAGGTACCCGCTGTCGTTGGTGCGGATTGCCTCTGGAAGAACAGCATGAACCTCTTGAGCAATCACACCTACGTCGTGGCCTTCGTATCCGTGGACGTGTTTG